CGAAAGTCGGAAGGGGCTGTAATTTATTTATCTAAATAAAGATAATTGCTTAATCTTATCTATCCGTGTTAGTTCACGTCTAGATACATCCCAAGCATTTTCGCCATTAAGATATACTTTTGGCGCACAATCTCTATAGTGTATATTAAGTGGATATGTCTTGCCATTGCTGGCAGGTTTCCAATACGCATCCTTTTTGAATACGATAGGGTATAGACATACACGACATAGTTTCTTATTATTAAATTTATCCATTGTTATTTCCTTTCTTAAATAGATAATATATTATTTACAGAAGTCTCACGACCTCCGCGATAGTCGGAGAGTGAGACGTTACTTATTACGATTTTTATAATCATCAGTATCCATATAGGGAAAATAATGTTTACACCATTTATTATCTAGTATCTCATCACTCCACATATTCATACCACATTTAGTACATGACCATAAGTTAATCATAGTTAATCCTTTCTATTCATAAAGATATATAGGTACAGTAAAGTACTACATATCTCTACAAAATAAATACATATGGTGTCAGACTGTCTGACTTCCGAAAGTCGGAAGGACAGTCTGTTACCTATGTAGAATATTTATGTACTGTCTATAAATCTATTACTATATATAAGCTATGACTACCAGATGTCAATCTGGATGTTCTACATATAGTACGTAAGGTCTGTAAAATATGCTGGTAATTCTTTAAGAAACCCTGTCTGTATGGGCGTTAGCGGGCATTAGTGTTATTGAAGCTAACTAAACCTTTTTGTAAGTCCTTGGGTACTGCCTTTGTCTTTCTAGTTTACTGTCTTGCCAGTCAGCAGCTTTCCGCATCCCGATTGCACCTTCACCTGTAACAAATTACTTGTGTTTAGTGTTTGTATTTGTGAGTATGTTACCATATAATTAGCACTACGCAAACATCTACAGGAAGATAGTTTTTTATGGTCGAAACATCACACAATGTAATCTGTATAGCAGAGGGTTGTAGGAAGAAATTAACAGGTAAACAGCGTAAATTTCACTCCCCTACCTGCCAAAAGAGACAGTTTGCTAAAGATAAACGACATAATAAGAAAGTTGAAGCAAAACCGATTAATATAGAACGTAAGTCTGATGAGGGCGATTATGCCAGCGTTAGGCGAGGTCAGTATTATCGAGCTTTCGTAAGCGAAGGAATAGCTGACCAAGTTGCAACAGGCGATATGACGGTAGCACACGCTGCTTCCCTCCTTGGCTGCACCTCTGCTACTGTCAGTCGCATGCTCGCTGCCTACAAGATTGATACTAAAAACTCTGTAGCTGCCGAAGACTGGGAGTTATCAGCTGACGCTAAAGAAGCATTAGAAAATTTCGCTACCTTCCGACAAAAATACTTCCGAACCGAACTAGGTAAACAGTATGACACCGCGCCTTTTCATACTAATTGGATAAATAACATTATAGATAGTATAGAAAACGGTAAAGAACTTTTAATATTAAGCCCCCCTAGACATGGAAAGACAGAACTGTTAATACACTTTGCTGTGTACCAGATATGTAAGAACCCTAACACACGTATCATGTGGGTAGGTGGAAACGAAGATATAGCTAAGAATGCCCTTAGCGCAGTCCTAGACGTGCTTGACACGAACGAAGAGCTAAGAGAGGCATATTGTATGCCAGGAACATCTTTTAAGCCAGATAACCGCTCTGGTAAGAACTGGTCACAGAATCAGTTTACTGTAGGTACACGTACAGTTGCAGGTATTAAGTCACCGACAATGGTAGCTGTAGGTAAAGGTGGAAAGATTCTATCACGTGACTGTGACATAATTATTGCTGATGACATTGAAGACCACCAAACCACTATGCAACCTGGTGCAAGAGAAAGTACTAGACAATGGTGGACAACAACACTCTCTAGTCGTAAAGAGGAACACACTGCTGTAATTGTTATTGGGTCAAGACAACACCCTGATGATTTATATAACCATCTTTTAGAATCAGATAACTTTACAAGCATTGTAGAAACTGCACACAAATTAGATTGTGCAATACCTGAACACTTAGAAGAAGAACATCTTGATTGTATGTTATGGGCAAACAAAAGAACGTTTAAATGGTTAATGTCTAGGTTACACTCTGCTGAATCTACAGGTGGTAGGCAGACATTTGAGATGGTGTACTTTAATCAAGCATATGTAGAAGGTACGCAAATATTTACTATGAATGTAATTGACCAATGTATGCGACCAGACTTAGTACTAGGACAAGTATATAAAAACTTATATTTAGTAGCTGGACTTGACCCTGCATCATCAGGATATCAAGCATCAGTACTATGGGGTATAGACCAATACCGTGGTGAGTTATATCTAGTTGACCTAGAAAACAGAAGAGGTGGAGGTATTAGAGCTGCCTTAGACCAAATGGCTGAATGGGCGCATCAATACGATTGTAGACATTGGATAGTAGAAGAAAATGGTTTTCAAACAGCTATACGTCAAGATGCTGCAATAAAAGAATTTACACTACGTAGTGGTATAACAGTGCAAGGACACTTGACTGGTAAAAATAAACACGACCCACTATATGGTGTAGGTGCTATGGCAGATTTATTTGAAGATAGACGTATACACTTACCTGTTGGTGATGGAGAATCTAATTCTAAAATACAGAAATATAGGCAACAACTGTTATACTTTGATGGAAAACCTGTTTCCAAAAGAAACAAAGAGAAAACTGATATAGTTATGGCTAGTTGGTTTCCGATGAAAGTTTTTAGGCGTATGCAAAAAGAACATACTGCTGACATGGGATTAGACTATAATCCTAGTTATGGAGATTACAAGATGACCGATACAAATGAGGCACCATGGGCATAGAAAACCTAGATACAAAAACATATCAAGAAATAGTTAAAAATGCTTCTGAACTTACATCAGGTAAATTAGTACAAGAACGTCAAGTACAGAAAGCTAGAATAAAAGCAATCCTTAATGGTGGTGCTGATGGTATTAAAGCTTTACTAGGTAACACAATGGAAACCTCTGATGCTGATTTATTACCAGCTCCTAACATGTTGCAGTCAGGTATTGACCGACTAGCACAAAAGATTTCAGGTATACCTCAAGTACGAGTAGATGTACCTAATAATAATGATTCTGATAGAAGTAAAATACGTGCAGAAAAATTAGAACGTATTGTTTCTAACTATGATGAAAAGCAAGGGTTACTTTCACAGTTGCAACAAGCATCTAGGTGGTTACCTGGTTATGGTTATTGTGCTTGGGTAATAACAACAAAGAGAGATGTTAATGGTTATTTTTATCCATCAGCAGAACTTAGAGACCCTTACGATACGTTCCCAGGAAACTTTGGACCTGACCAACAACCAAGAGAAATGGCTGTTATTAGACGTGTGCCTAGATATAAACTTGCACAAATTTATCCTGAGTTTGCTAAAGAAATACTTAAACAAGATGAAGATGCTGAAGAAGCACAAGATAATGCTACACCATTTTTGTCTTATGAAAATAACAGAGAACAAGCTTGGGAAGATAATACATACTCTGGTGTAAGAATTATTGAATATTATGACATGGGTGGTACTTATGTAGTATTCCCAGAACGTAATATGATTCTAGACTTTATACCTAACGTATTATCTACTCCACCGTTTGTCTTTATGAAAAAAGTTTCTTTTGACCAACTCAAAGGTCAATACGACCACGTAATAGGTTTAATGGCAATGATGGCAAAGATTAACATTATGTCAGCAATTGCTATGGAAGATAGCGTATTTACAGAAACCAACATATCAGGAGAGATAGAATCTGGACAATACAGAAAAGGTAGATTTGCAGTAAACTATCTAGCTCCAGGTACGCAGGTTTCTAAACCAATGAACAATATTCCGTATCAGTTGTTTCAACAAATAGATAGATTAGAACGACAGTTACGTATGGTTGGTGGATACCCAGTTACTGATGATTCACAGTCACCTAACTCTTTTGTTACTGGTGCTGGTTTATCAGAGTTGAACTCCACTATGTCATTAATGATTAGTGAATATAGAGATATAATAAAAACAGCAGTCACACAAATGGATGCTAAAAGATTAGAAATGGATGTAATTCTTTCTTACTCACAAGGTATATCTAAAAAACCTATGGCTGGTTATTTTAACGGTTCTGCATTTTCTGAAAATTATACACCATTAGCTGATATAGGTGGAGATTATAGAACAAGACGTATCTATGGGGTTATGGCTGGATTTGATGAACCACAAAAAATTGTTACTGGTTTGCAATTATTACAAGCTGGTGTTATAGACGTAGAGACTTTACAAGATAATATTGATGGTCTTGAGAATATAGCAAAAGTACAGGAACGTATAAGAAAAAATAAAGCAGAAAGTGTATTGTTTGACAGTATATTAGCTAGGTCTGCACAGGGAGATGCTCAAGCAACTATGGCTGCTATAGCTATTTATGAGTATCCTTCTAGCATTACAGAAATAATGAAGCAGTTTTACACACCACAGGAACCACAGATGTCTCCTGAAGAAGAAGCTATGATACAACAACAAATGATGCAACAGCAGATGGGTGGACAAAATGTACCAACAATGGCACAAGCATTTGGAATGTAAAGTGCAAGAATATTTTGATACAGAGTTTTGGGATTTAGTGTATGAAACATACGGTGTACAAGATGAATTAGATATTTTATCTGAATCAGTTACACAAATCATACAACCAGTAGAAGGCATAATAATTTTAATTACAAAGGATTTTACTAATGGCAAAGAATCGTAGAGGCGGATATAGACAACCAAGTAAACCAGCTGCTGTAGCTACACCACAGGGTGGGCAAAGAACAGATGGCGGTCCTGGTAGTTCTAAACAACCTTTAAGAAGATTACCTGATGCTGATTATGGAGCAAACAAAGCTTTTGTTGAACAACAACAAGCCGCTCCCCTACCAGTTCAACAGGGTATTCCTATTGCACCTAACGTATTTGCACCTACTGAAAGACCTGGAGAACCAGCAACACAAGGATTACCAATAGGGGATGGGGCAGGACCACAGCAACAGATGGCTGATAACACAGATGCAATATTACAAGCTTTGTATCAAATCAACCCTACGCCAACATTATTAGAGATTATCAACAATAGGAACATTTAACAGTGTTACTAGGAGATAGGAATGAGTATTACGATA